AAATCAATTAATATAGCTTCTAACTATGCAAATTATATAACTACTGATAGTAATTTCAATAATTTATTTAATGATAATCTAAAAGATTCTTGGAATTTAACTATTAAAAGTCCAATAGTTTTAACTTCAAATATAATTAATTATTTAAAATATTTAAATTATGATTATAGTAGAATTAACGGAGCACAAACAGCTGTCGAAGTAGAGCTTGTTTCTGGGATTAACATTGATACGATAAGACTAAATCCAAACCTCGGAAACGGATTGCAACTGCTGCAGATCGTTGCTTTTAATCCGCCAAATACAAACTCATCGAATCTAAATGCGGCGGAGTCGTACAATTTATTATTGTCTACACCAAAAAATCTTGATTCAAGATTAGAAATATCTTTTGACAAAAGAATAATTAATAAATTTATATTTATCTTTAATCAATCATCTTATATCAGAACTAAACTGGCACCAATAACTTCTGAACTAAATTCAAAAAATATTCAGTCATTTATTAACGAAAGATTAAATGAAAGAAGTAAAAAATTTAGCTTAATGCAAGACTTGGTTTATTGGCATTTCAAAAGAAATAATACAGTTAATGGTTTGTCTAAAAATAAAAACGTAGAAAACGAATATTATAGCTATAGATTTCCTAAAGATCTTGATGAATATTCTAAGATGATCTCGGATGAAATATTTAAGGCAAATAATTTTGATTTAAGCGACAGAGGTAAATTATTTAATTCGCCAATATTTAAAAATCTCTTTTACAATATAGTATCTAATTTAGATACTAATTATTCTAATATGTATTCTAATTACTTTGTAGAATCATCAATAACCAAAAACCCACAACAAACACTAGCTTACCCTGGAAATATATTGCAAGGCAATAGCAATAATATGTCAGATCAAAAATATCAATTCTATACACAAGCTAGTTCGCATGGAACTGCGCAGGACGCAGTATTAGATCTTCTAACCAAGGAAGCTCCAGATTGTTATGAGTATATTTTTTCTCTAAAATCAATAGAATTTTTAGAAAGTGATTCTTTAAATGTCGCTAAGTCTTGTTTTGTCAGTAGAAAAATTCCAGTAAATGGTCAGATATTAGCAGTAAAAAGTAAAGCTGAAGTTATTAAAAGTTCAGTTAATAATGAGGCAGCAAGTTTTAATCTAAACAACTTGTTATCTTATGAACTTTCTATTTCAAATAAAGAAAGTCCTAACAATGAACTAGATTGGGTGCCTATAGCATTTAATTCTGAAACTTCAATTGATTCTGAAGTAATATTTTTTGACACTACAGATTTTTCAGCTAAATTAAGATTTAGAGCATTGAGCGGATCTCTAGTACTATTTAAAGATGGCCTTAGATGTAATACTAATCAGTACTCATTTAACGTAGTGTCAAATAAAGTTACCATTACGGATAGATCTCTTTTTGGGCCAGCAAGTATTTTCTGCGTATCGTATTCATTGGATACAGTAATGTATGATCCATATGAAATAGATTTTATTAAATATAATTTGTATGAAGATATAACAAAAAATTATGGCGATAATTCTGGCCCAGGTCAGGCTTTTGCTAAAAATGATTCGAATAGATCAATTAGTTTAGAATATACTCCATATATAAATGAGAGATATTTAAATGATGCTACGTATGGATCGACAATAGGCACTATATTCAGAAGCGCAGGAACCGGGTATAATCCTGTTAAAATATTATTGTCAGATGGAACATACGCAATAAATATGACGAATTATACCAATAGTCAATACAGCGCAAAATTCTACGATACTAATTTAACTTTATTTATTCAAAGTGGAAAAAATATTACTTTCAATAAAGTTATTAATTCCAATTTTAGAGTTTTGTATGAATATGTTCCTTATAATTTACGATTCAGATTAATTATGAGAAAGAATATCCCCAACTTAGACATCCCCGCTAAGGCTGACTCAGTTCTGTTGAAAATTAAGACAGCAACATTTGATTCGAATTATGACAGATTAACATCAGTAGCTAAGAATAGTTGACAGGAAATATTATGGCACAAGTTTCATCAAACCTAATGGCATATGATCAAATCTTTTTAAAGATTAGAGATTTTATGATCTTAGAAAAAACAAATTCTTTTAAAACAAATGAAGAAAGAATTGAAAAATACAATCAACTTTTGTCTGAAATATATCAGGGCATTTCTGGACCAATGACTAAATTTGATCCATACATAAAGGGTGAACCACCCATCTCCTCTAAAATTAATAAATTTTCTAAAGACCTAGCAAATGATATGAATGTAATTGCCGAACATGTAGATTACCTTGTCGCTAAAACAATTAATACATTCAATCTTTTTTCTACTGAGATAGAAAATGAAAAAAGATACGCCGAAAGAATAGCTTCAAAAGCAAAAATTTTACAGATGTACACCCAAAGTCCATCAAATGATGTTGTGTATTTAGGTGACTCTTTTGATAACGCAGATCAAGTAGATTTCAATAGGGTTAAGATTAATTTTAATCCACAGATATACAATGGTTCCTTTTCTTTACCTATAGTAAAAAGTCGTTTATGGTCGCCTAATCGGGTAAGCATTACTTCATCTGATGGATTTATGGGAAACAATCATCAAGTTATTAGGTCTACCAGTTCAGATGGGACATCTTCATATAGGTATATTTTTGAATCAAATCCAACAATTAGTTCTGTAGCTGGTATAATGGATTCAAATCCATTAACTTACTTTGAGTATGAAGCCTTAAATGTAGATAGGGATAGTGGTCCAGTAAATAAGAATACAGTATCGGATAATGAGTTTTCTTACGTAACTGGAACTCGATCAGATGTAACTCAGGGCGCAGGTTCTCTAACTAATTGGTCTAACTATGACTTAACTAAGCCATTAGTTCTAACCGTTGTTATGGAATCAAATGTTGCTACAAATGCAAACTCTATTGATATAGTCCCCTACTTTGGTTCGTCTAACTTCGTTAAAGTCAATCAAATTAGAATATTCAAAGAAGATGGTACCTCAGAAGACATATTGGATAAAGCCATATTTATCGGTTCATCATTTGCTCCACTAACTATTGAATCAGCACAAAACTATTTTTACAATAAAGCTACAGTTAAATTCTCTGAAAGAAAAATACTAAAAGTTGAAGTAATTTTTGAACAAGATTCAATACAAGATATAGATATTAAGCACCTATATTGGAAACCAAATTATCCTCAAGATGAAGAAACAGAAAGCCCATTTTATGGGTTAAGTAGATTTAATCCAGATGTCCTCAGTAGGGACATTTATGAAGAGGTGACATATAATAAAGATATAATAATTCCTCCTTTACATCAACCCAATAAGTTCAAGGCAAATACAAACAATCCTGGCTCGATTAAAGTAACACTTAAGAAAAAGCCAGTTGTGTATAATGCCTACATTATCACTTTTGATATTGATGGTGAAAAAGTATATTTCCAGAATTGGACTACAGATTTAAATGACCCAGATAGATACATTCAATGGAAGGAATCTCCAGATTTTGAAGCACCCCCAAATGCAGATGATCCAAGACCAGTAAAGTATTTTCAATCAGAAAGCGATGCTAATCAAGATTATCAATCTGTTATATCATTTATCAATGGTATAAAGCAACCAATAAGTACTACTGGTACCGTCAGTTCAGTCGCAGGAGCTGGCCCATGGACGGCTACCATAACTGGAATGACAGACGTACAACTTCTCGAAGTTGGAGCTTATATTACTGCAACAGATGGTACTGGAAAATTATTTGGTGGAACACCTCAGTCAGTAAGAGTGTCTGAAATTACTAGTTCAACTAGCATCAAATACACCGTTACCGGTGGAACGCCCCCAGTGCCTGGAACTGTGACAGGAATATCTAGAACTAATTTTGTTAGCATAAGTTCATCATCATTACCCACCGCTTCTGAGCTTCTTAATATCATAAATCCCGCTGTTGAATACATTACGCATACTGGTCTAGGAAGAACTTTGGAACCAGTGGTTCCAATTACAGCAGAAACAGAGATGTATAGAGCTAAAAGATTGGCCATAGGAATAAGGGATATAAGCGTTAGCTATGAGACATACGCTGATCAGGCAGAAATAGTCTCTACACCATACCTATTTGATGCCCCCGTAGAGGCAATAATGTTATCTGTTGAGACAAATATTGATAATACTTTTTCTAATAAAATAAATATTAATTATTATATTTCAGCTGATGGAAGCAACTGGATGAAAATTTCTCCAGTCCAATTAGACACCCAGGGTATAGCAGAGGTGATTGTTTTTAATAAAAATATTCCTGATTCATATCAAATTCCCGGTGTAGCATATTTGAATAGTCCTAAGGTCCCAAATATTGTTAATAAAATTTATGTTAAAATAGAAATGATAAAGAATAAAAATACAAATATAACTCCATTAATTTATTCTTACGAGTTAATAGCAAAGGTCAAAAAGTAATGAATATATCATCTATCCAAAAAAGAAAATTTTTAGGAAATATATATAAAATTTTATATTCTCAAGGAAAAAAACCTTCTGAACTAGAAATTAAAAAAGTTTTTGGAGAGTATTTTTCTATATATAAATTTGGAAATCCGATTCCATTAGACTACACAAAGCTAGACATAGTAGCTAAAACAGATGTAAATCTAATAAATGAGTTAATGGCAAATACACTTTTTAATGTTGAAGTATTATATGATTGTGTGAATGAAAATAACCAAGAAATATTTTCTATTGTTACAGCTTTAAATAATAGATTAGATAATCTTAAAAGTAAAAGAAAAATATTAGAAAATAAAATAGATGATTTAATATTTGCAAACTCAAATTCAGATGGATATTTTTATTCTTATTTAGAAGGTTTTTCTAACTTAGATACAATTGATATGGATATGACGTCCGCATATATTGATACACTATATGGCAATGTTAGTATACCTAAAATAACCAACAGTATTTCTAATGCGCTCACAACAAGTACCATAACGTCCTCAAATGCGACGTATAGTATTATGTCAAATAATCAACCCGTAGTCAATAACGTCGATGTTCAAGATTTTGAATCTGTTTTTGATGGACTTAATGATACATACTGGTCTTATACTCATAACTCCCCAGAACCATCAGTGGTCGTGATGACATTAAATATACCAATTAATACTTCATATAATTTGTCTAAAATTAGCGGATCATTATTGACATCAGCACCATGCGCGATCTATGTAACGGCAACGCCGACGGACACAAATAAGCCGGAGCAAATGAGATCACAAACCTCAAAAACAGATTATAATAGATTCTCTTTTACTATCCCAGCTGATTTTTATAGTAAAATAATGATAATTATTTATAAAACTGAACCAGATCAAATAGAAAATAATTCAATAAATCCCTATACATATAAATTTGGGATTAGAGAGTTAGTAATAAATGCAGACTACTATGATAAATCAGCAGTAATAGTTTCTGCTCCAATTTCAATTCCAGTTTCAGACAATAATAAATTGACAATCAATTCAGTTTCAATTGAAACGAAAGATCAAATATTGTCTGGAACAGATATAAAATATTACGTTGCAGCCGATACCACAAGCGCTAAACAAATTGCTGAGTTCAATTGGATACCTATCGAACCAACTTCATCGACTAACGCCACTGCACAAAAAATTGTCAACCTTAGTGGTTCAAGTGTACAATCAAGATACATAGGTGTTCCGGGTGAGGATTCAAGCTCTATTCCGATTAATCCTAATCCAGAAAATGTTAATGAGGCTAATCCAACAATTCTGCCTGGTACCGATAAAGAAGTGTACCGCATTGAGGCCGTCAATGCTAGCGATCAATTTATAGATCCATATATTTTAGCTGATTTAAATTGCTATAAGCACTATCATATAACACCTGGAAATTCAAATGTAGAATATTATAAATCTTTAAATATTTGGACAGAAAAAATAGCCATTAATGATGTTAATGAATTAAATACAGATATTGTAAAAGATCAAATTAGCAATATAGCACCAGGGATATATGGTGTAAGAGTTGGTTTAATGGAAACAAAATTATTAACAACTAAAGAATATAAAGTATCTCACAAAGTTACAAAAAGTAGAGATGATTTTAATTTAGCAATATATTTAAATGGTAATCTGATAGCTGACCTGCCGTCCGGTGTAATTTCTTCTACTATTGAATGGAACTTTATTACTGGAATTAATAATATAGTTGTCACTTATGATAAGAATTTTTCCGGACTTATTAATTTTGATTTAATGTCTAATAAAAATTTGATTGACTATGGAACTATGTTCTTGAATTATTTCTCATATTTAGATCCCATGGAATTCAAAAGAAGATCAGATATAAGCGCTAATTTATTCACAATAGCTCCCTTTTATACAAGAAGAGAAATTTTGTCTTCAAGAGAAATCTCTGGAAAATCTTTGCTTAATTACTATTCGAATGCGTTAGATACGGTTACCGCCGTAAGATATAGGGCAGATTTAATAAGGTATGAAAATCCACTTCAAACTCCTTTAATAGATTCTATTAGAGTTAAATTTAAACATAATGATAGTTGATAAGAGGAAAAATGGCTACAACTTATAATAATCCAAAAATTACCCAAAGAATTAGGGAACCACTATTTCAAGTAAATAGGGTAAGATTTAGAGGAAGTAGAGAAAGTCAATGTGAAAATTTGGAAACTAATTTTCTACAATTAGATTTAACTAGAATATTAAATGAGCTAGAATCTATAGATATAGATATTTTAAATAAATTAAGTTACCTTATCGGAGAACCTGCAGATGTCACTAATGCAGTAAATTTAAATGATGGATTAACTTACTCTATAGATGATGTAAATATTTTTATAGACAAAGATGGTTCAGTGGAAGAAGCTTTAGAAATAGATGTAATGAATAAGATCAGTTCTAAACTTTCTCGTTTACTAAATAAAATACAAAGATTAGAGAATGGCAATTAATATGGCTGACATACTTAACACTAAAAAAAGAGACTATCAATATAACGGTCCTGTCGAAAGTTCTGATTACAATGAAAGAGTAGAAGAAAATTATAAAGATTTAGTTTATCTCTATAACAAATCTAACATTATTGATAATAAATTATCCCAGGCTTTTGAAAGAGTTATTAAAGATCATAAATTCTTATCCTCAGCTGTAGAAGATCTTACCAATAGAGTAAGCGCTTTAGAGGCTACATCCAATACTATTTCGCTGCACTCCTTTAGTCAAATAGATTATTCGACTCTAGTTGGTTCCTCATTCGCTGTATCTGGAACGGAACTTCTTAGCTTTGATCCTATATATAATACCATTTCTTTACCAAAAGTTTCTAGCGGTTCATTTTCTAAATTAAAATTCACTAGCCCGACTGCCGGTCAAGTAGTGCCAGAGTTTTTTAAGGCTAAAATAGATACAAATTTTGCAGGGGTAGATGGAAACGGTGCAGTTATTGATACTACACCAATTTATAATGCTATTCTAGATGCTCCTGATAAAGTTTGGAAAAGAAATGTAATAGTTGAGTCAACATCTATGGCTGGAGCACAGATGATGCTCTATGTAAAAATACCTGCAGAAGCAGCGGGGTCGCTAAAAACTAATATGATTAAGATAAACCCCTATCCTGCTTTTGGTGTAGATCTAGTCAGCATTGAATACAGTTCTAAGCAGAATCCAGCACTAGCTGATTCTGATGGATGGACTCCCTTAAACAAAAAAGCATACTACGATGGAACTACAGAAGCCATAGGCAAAGTACCACCAGGAGGTTGGTCCACAACAGGCGCTGACACCATAAGAAATTGTCCACCCGTAGCATTCACTTTCCCAGATACTGATATAACTGCAATAAGAATCAAGTTTATTCAAAGAAATTATTTTACTGAACTCGGAAAAGCTATCTACACATATGGATTATCAGACCTGGATATCAGATATGAAAAGTTCTTATCAAGTGGCAGAACAATTATTAAGTTCACTGCACCAGACGGTGACGTTATTGAAAATGTGACTAACGTCACTCCTAAAATATACAATGTCCCCTCAAGCCTTATGAGTAGTGCCTTTAGTTATAGAGTCATCTATAACGATTCTGGCACCTACACCTTAAGTAATCCTGGCGCCTCTAACTCAGTGTGGATAGAGGTTACATTGAATATGTTAGATGATAAAACAGCCCCAACGTTAACTGATTTAATTATTAATTATGAGTAATGTTTAAAAAAGGAAATTTTTCTGTACTATAAAGTCACGTAGTTTTCATAAGGAGAAAATAAATGGCCACTTTTTACGTAGGACCTAGACCAGTTTTAAAGGGTAGAACCACTGCTGGAATGGTTAATCCATATACATCAATGACAGGAAAGGCTAAGGGCACTGGCACTTATTCTTTCTATCCGCTATATAGCACAAGCCATGTTTTAGATGGCGCTCCTGACAATCATTTTGCTCCTGGCACCGGTCAGTTCCCTGGAAACAGATTCCTGTCCCAGTTATTCAATGGTACCACTCTGTATATTCACCCACTATCTGGAACCTTCCAAGACGGCGCACAGTATGATGGTGCAAGATTCAGACCACAGGAATTCAAAGGCTTAGCTGGCGCATCTGCATTCCCTTCAACATTTGGACATGCAATCAATAGAAGCAATGACTACGCCTTATATGATAATTACATATTTGACGGTGTCCCCTCAGCTAACATTTTTGCCAACACTGGCCACGCTCAGCGTACGGAAGCGCAGGGAGCTCCCTCGTCTTTCGGGTTCTTCCAACCAAATGAATTCAAAGGTGTTCCCAGTACCGTAGTATTCACTAGTGGTTACGGTCAAGCAAATACTACTGGAGATTATGGTCGTGAAAAGGTTAAGGAATTTAACGGAGTTGCTTCCGCTAAAGCTCTCTAAAATGTTTGGCACCCCACTCATCTTAGAAAAAGATGATAAAAAAAGTGGGGCTATAGCTTGGGGCGGTTTAGCCCTTGGTATTATAGTGTATGATATATATGCTATAAAGTCCAAAAAAATCGAGACACTAACTCGAGCTTTTTGGAGGCATACAGAAAATAAAATAACAGGAAGTATATTCACAGGAGTGTGGCTAGGTTTAACTTTTCATCTTCTTATAGAGAAGCTAATTAGAAAGAATTTTTCCTAAGGTAGGTATTATGAATAAATTACAAAAAGATATTTTAGAAAGAGCTATTTGGACAGCAGCGCAAGCTTTTATAGCCGTATATACCGTAGGTGGTGTTGATGAAATCAAGTCAGCTGCCACAGCTGCGGTTGCAGCAGCAATAAGTGTTGTTAAAGGTTTGGTCGCAACAAAAATGGGCGATCCCGAAAGTGCAGCAACAATCAAATAATCCGTAATCTCACACAAGTCTCCAGTAACACATGCTATAATGATGTGTATGCAGGAAGTAAATACTATAAGCAGCCCCGCCTTAATGGCGGGGTTGTCTTATTCATGCCAGCCTTTTATACCTTTTAGTGTGTTTATCCGATTTTATGAAGGATTTTAAATGTCAATGAAAGAAATAGAAGAAGCCATTAGTAGCAATAGCCTTCCACTTTCTGTTGCAGAAAAGTACTTGAAACTGTACATAGCAGATATAAATTGGTCAGAACACATAGCTGCTCTGTGGAAAAACTCAATGAACAAATTTAGTAACGAAACTGAAGCAAAAGACCACATTAAACGAGCAGTAGCTTGCGCTACTATACTTCCTCTAGTGGAAAATACGCCCATACCAGACCCGCCTAGTAATCTATTATTTTGGTGTACTGCGTGGAAACAGTTCTACAGAGATGATTGGTTTAAGATATTTATAGATGTTCTAAAAGAAGATCTCGAAATATCTAAGAATAGAAATAAAATAATAACCCTTGGTATTGTAGAGCCAATTGATATAGCACCAATGACTAGGCAGGCTTATAACTGGCTATATGAGTCAGCAGTAAGTCATGACTGCATAAACGATAGTAATCGTGAGGATATTGAAAATAAATTTAAGAATATTGTCAAAGCCTATGGTGGAGCAGTAATATGTAATATGTTTGTAAATCATAAAGTATTTGTAAATAAAGTATTCAATTGGCGAAGTGGATACTTTTTTGAAAAGCAAATACACAAAGTGTATACATTAGATCAAATATGCAAGATAAAATCAACAGAGATAGCTAAAATAAACCCTAAATACATAAGAAAAATAGAAAATAAAATAGGAGCATAACAAATGGAAAATATTATTCTTTCAAAAGAATTCGTTAATTCATACGCAGATAAAAAAGCACCTTGGGGCTTTAATGGTTTAGGGGAAATAGTCTATCGCAGAACTTATTCAAGAGATATTGAATCCCTTGGTCGCAAAGAATACTGGCATGAAACAATCGAACGCTGTATTAACGGTGCACAAGCAATTGGGGCGAATTACACGAAAGAAGAAGCCGAAAGATTATTTGATTACATCTTTAACCTTAAGGGTATTTTTGCTGGGCGCTGCTTGTGGCAATTAGGGACACCCTTGGTGGAAAAAATGAGTGGTGTTTCTTTAGTGAACTGTTGGATGACAACAATCTCAAAGGTTGAAGATTTTCAATTCCTAATGGATCATTTAATGGTTGGCGGTGGAGTCGGTTTTACAGTCGAAAGAGCTAGCGTCCACGATTTCCCTAAAGTACAAAATGTGGGATATGTTCGCCATGAAAAAACTAACGATGCTGACTTTATTGTAGGTGATTCACGCAATGGTTGGTCAGCTCTGCTTGGTAAAGTTCTTAAGAGTTACTTTGAAACTGGAGAATCTTTTACTTATAGCACTATTCTAGTTCGTGGATATGGCGCAACTCTCAAGACATTTGGGGGAACAGCATCAGGCCCTGAAGTTCTGATTGAGGGAATTCTAAATATATGCGACATTCTTAATGCTAGAGTTGGAAAGAAAATTCGTTCCATCGATGCCCTAGATATCGCTAACATAATAGGCAAAATAGTAGTAGCTGGCTCTGCTCGCCGTTCTGCTCAAATCGCCATTGGAGATCCTGATGACTTCCTCTTCTTAAAGGCTAAGAATTGGGGCAAGGGAGATATCCCAGCTTGGCGTGCAAACTCTAATAACTCAATCTACGCAGATTCATATGACGAAATAATTGATGAATTCTGGAAGGGTTATGATGGATCTGGTGAGCCGTATGGTTTGATTAACCGTAATTTAATTCGCAAGAATGGTAGACTTGGCGAAAAGGTCAATGACAATAAAGTTATTGGAACTAATCCATGTGGAGAAATTGGCCTAGAAGACGGCGAGCCTTGTAACTTAGCTGAGATTTTCTTACCTAATATTTCTTCTAAAGAAGAACTATTTGATGTTAGTGCACTTCTCTATAAGACGCAAAAAGCTATTACAACATTGGCTTACCCATACAAAAAGAGCCGAGATGTAATTGAGCGAAATAGAAGATTAGGTCAAGGCATTACTGGCTGGCTCCAAGCCACGGAAGAACAATTGTCTTGGGTTGACGACGCTTATAAAAATCTTAAAGCTGTTGACGAAAAGTGGTCAAATGAAATTAAAATTAATAAATCAATTAAATTAACAACGGTTAAGCCTAGTGGAACATTAAGTCTTCTAGCTGGAGTTACTCCCGGCATTCATCCTGCGTACGCGCAATATTATATTCGCCGTGTACGCATGGGAAGCAATGATCCATTGGTTAATTATTGTAGAGAAAAAGGTCATAAAGTTCAATACGATATTGGGCTAGATGGCAAGGAAAATCATACAATTTGTGTAGTGGAGTTCCCATGCGAAACGCCCGAACACGCTACCCTGGCAAAGGAACTGACTGCTATAGAGCAACTAGAATGGGTAGTTCGTGCCCAAACAAGTTGGGCAGACAATAATGTAAGTGTTACGGTATATTATCGTAAAGAAGAGCTTCCCGAAATTCAAGAGTGGATGAAAAAGAACTATAAAAATAAGGTAAAGTCAGTTTCATTCCTTCTTCATAGTGATCATGGTTTTATTATGGCTCCATATGAAGAAATTACATTGGATACATATAATAAGTTAAAGTCAAAAATTAAAGATGGAATCAATTTTGCCGACTCAAGCAATATAGATTTATTAGATAACCTTGAGTGTGAAGGCGGAGCTTGTCCGATTAAGTGACAAATATCATGCCTGAAAAAGAAGACTTTGACAATGAAGATTTTGAAAAGATATTTACTGAAATTGTTAGTTCAGATGAATTAAAAGATATGTCAGATCATTTTGAAAAAGATGTAAAGCTTGGATTAAAAGAACTCCTTTTAATCCAGCAATCGCTATCAGATGCTATGAGTCATATATCTGAAGTTTTAATAAATTCAGTTGATGGAGAAGAACAATTAATAACTAATGGAGATAACATTTACAGTAGTTTATTGTCTTCACTCTATAAAATATCTGAAGACTTTAACGAATGTATGATAGAATATTACTCTGATTTAGACATAGACGATGAAGGAGATGAAAATGGAATATGATTCAGTTAATGAACCCTCCATTAAAAAAGTTTTAGACAAAGGTTATGTAAGATTAGTTGATATAATGGGTTCGGATCTTAGTGTGGCAAACGCCGCACGAGCATCTTTTGCAAAAGAATCAATTGAACTATCAGCGGCCGATGCAAGATTGATTGATTATTTAGCGAGAGAAAATCATATGTCGCCTTTCAGACATGCGTTTATGACATTTGAATTTAAGGCACCATTGATGGTTGCTCGCCAACATTGGAAGTATGTAATTGGTTCAGATCATACTATGGATTCTTGGAATGAATCTAGTAGAAGATATGTAACTTCTGAGCCTGAATTTTATATTCCCTTAAAAGAAGAGTGGAGACTGGCACCAGACAATAAGAAGCAGGGGTCTGGAGGACCTCTTGATCCCTGGACTGGAACATTGCTGTCTCAGCAATTGGAAGATTACATCCAGCAGGGTGAAGCTCTTTACAACATGGCTATGCAAAATGGTGTGGCAGCTGAACAGGCAAGATTGTTTCTCCCGGCATACGGCATGTATGTCATATACAGATGGTCATGCAGCCTACAATCAGTAGCCCTATTCCTTAACCAACGCCTTGAAGAAGACTCTCAGAAAGAGATCCAAGACTACGCCCGCGCTGTCAAAGATTTAATTATTGATAAATTTCCTGTATCGATACCTTTGTTGACTGGTGTATCATGATAGTAGATGCAATTAGAGTAATTCTATTTGTAGTATTTATTAATTGGGCATTTACGATGCATTCTATGTCTCAATCTGCAACTAATACAAAGAATAGAAAAATAATAATTGCCATATCCATACTAGCTTCAGCGATAGCAGCTATATTAGTTCTATGACAGTTACAAGAAAAGATACCCAATACATGCAGATGTGTATTTCCGTGGCTAATATTTTTTCTACTTGTGGAAAAAGAAAATATTCAGCTGTCCTAGTAGATACACAGGGGCACATAGTCGGAGTCGGATATAACGGTGGACCTAAGGGAAAGCAGCACTGTGAAGACGGTGGATGCCCTAGATTAGCTGAGAAGTCACCTAGTGGATCAAATTATGATAACTGCATAGCAGTTCACGCTGAAGCTAATGCTCTTCTCCATTCGGATTATTCTAGTAGACCAGAAAACATATATATAAATGGTCCTCCATGTTTTTCTTGCGCTAAGCTAATAGCTAATTCAACAATAAAAAATGTCTATTACATATATGATGAATCCTATAAGGATTGGGATAATGTAAAGAAATTTTTATCAGAATGTTCAATCAATGTATTCGAGGTTAATAATGCCAGCGGCTAAACTAAATTATATGGTAGTATATAAAAATCATAGTCAAGTTTACGGATGTTCATCTAAGAAAATAGCACTTGATAGCCCTCCCCCCGAAGGGATGTCATTAGAAGATAAGAACATATTTTTCGTAACATTTGAACCAGACACTGATAATATGTGTTTATACAAAGTAAGTAATGAGCAAGAAAGTAATGACAAGGAAGAAAATGAGTAAGAAGAAAATCTCAGTTAAACTAAATGTAGGCGAAACTGCAATCGTCATCAATCATGAATTAGCTATGCACATAGCCGAAACATATGATTATTTAGCAACTGAACATCAAGATGAACATTCAGATTCATTTAGGGAAATAGCAGATCACATAAGATTTCAAGCTAATGAAAATCACTATGATGAATCAGATGATGAATATGAAGAATGGTAAAATTACTTTCTTGATTAGCTCTTTTATTTTGGGTGTTTCAATTGCTAGAAATAAATCTATGAATTCTTTAAAACCCAAGAAAAAAGATCCAACTGTATATCAATATAAAAATAGATTAAAAGAGTTTTATGACTCTGATATATTGTTTGATATAGAACAAGAATTCCTATCCTTAGTAGAATTCGGATTAAGTCCTACATCCGCTTTTGATGCGGTAATTGAATTTGGAGAAATAAATTGATAGACCTCTGCGTAATTAACTACAATACAAGATCATTACTGAATAGATTTTTAGATTGCCTTCATAGCGATTTGCATGAGACTGCTAAGGTCTGGAATCTATACATAGCAGATAACGGCTCACAAGATGATAGTGTTGATTGGTTGAAATATAATTATCAAAGATATAGAATTAATAAATTCTATGATAATGACAATATAGGATACTCTGGAGCCTGCAATCAATTAGCTGGAGAAGGATCATCCGATATAATCGCACTGTTAAATGCAGACGTATGGATGACTAGTGCGTCGATGGTAAGAGCTCAACAAATTTTTGATGAGAATCCAGATATTCATATTCTTGGTCCTAAGCAAAGAGATGAAAATGGATTAATAACGCATGCGGGAATTGTTGGCACCAATACAGCTCCAGCTCATCGTGGTTGGAGACAAAGTGATTTTGACGACCAGCTCTATAAAGATAGAGTTCCATGTGTTACGGTCTCAGGCTCAGCCTACTTTATCCGCAGAGAAGTTTGGGACACATTAACAAATCATCCTAAGTATCAAGAGATGTATCCTGGAGCAACAGGCGCATTCCTCCCCACTCCCCACTATTACGAAGAGACGTGGTGTTCATATTTTGCAAGACATCTAGGCTATAATGTGGTGTATGATGGAACTGTTTCCATTGGCCATAGCTGGCACAAATCTTCACCGGTTGGTGGAGAAGCGGATTCTAAATTCAAAGAAAGTCAAGCAATATTTCGCAAAGCATGCGACTACATTGGAATAGAAAGAGATTAAAATGTCAGATAAATTAAATCCATGGATATATAACGCAGAAGTAAAAAAAGTTGTTGATGGCGATACATTTGATATTGTTATTGACTTAGGATTTGACACCCTGAAAAAGGGTAGAGTTCGTCTTTATGGAGTAAATACTCCCGAGAGTCGCACTACGAATCTCGAAGAAAAGAAAATGGGCTTAGCAGCAAAAGAATTTACTGATCAATGGTTAACAGCCGCTAGCCATAAGGTTAAGATAGAAACTATTATTGACAAGAATGAAAAGTATGGAAGAGTGCTAGCAAGAGTATGGAATCAAGCCGGAGAGTGCCTAAATGATGCTATAATAGCATCTGGTCTTGCTAGAGAATACTTTGGCGTAGGCGACAAAACATTCACCGAATTTAAAAAGGATTAAAGTGCAGACATTTCTACCATATGCAGACTTTCAAAAATCTGTAGAAGTATTAGATTATCGTCGTCTTGGAAAACAGCGCGTTGAGACATTTCAAGTTCTCAATATACTCTTAGAAAGAACACCAACAAAAGGCTGGAGAAATCATCCAGTAACACTGATGTGGACTGGTTATGAATCCGCTTTAAAGTTGTATCAGAATATGACTATCCGCGAATGGTCCCGCAGAGGATATAAGAATAATATGTCCTTTGAGGAAATAGAACCAAACTCAGTAGTCATGCCAGCATGGTTTGGCATTGATGAATTCCATAGATCACATAGATCAAATCTTCTTCGTAAAGATTTTGGATATTATTCACAATATTTTGACGAACCAAATGATTTAGAATATTATTGGCCAGGAGTATCATATGCCGCTTAAAGTATTTCTTTCAGGAGCAATCGAAGGAGTTGAAGATTATGGTCGTTTTTGGCGCAAATCAGCAACTAAAGGATTGCACCTTGCTGGATATGATGTGTTAGATCCAACTACTATTGTTGGTGAAGGCTATGAAACGCCAGAAGAAATTGTTGAGAAAAATTTGTTCATGCAACGCAGAGCAGATATTATTCTGGTAGAATATATGTTACAAGATCGCGCATATATAGGTACTGATTTTGAGTTAGCTTGGGCTAAGTTTAATAATCAGCCAGCAGTAGTCTTTTGCTGTGACTCTAATAAGAATAGAGTCTACCTAAAGTATATGGCAACAAAACTTGCATCAACAATGCAAGATGCGATAGAATATATCGCAACCAATTATCCATCAAATTAATGAAAGGTAATACCAATGTCAGATAACAAGTTCAAGTATTTCACAGTGACTACAACTTCGCTCGTGAAGGCTAACAATAAAGCAGACGCAGAGAAGATTGCAACAAGCTCAAGCAATCGTCGCTCAACTCTTGGTGAGATGCTCTACAGAGAAGTAGACACTGAGCGAATCTCGGCTGCTGAGGCTCGTGAACAGATGGTCGACTGACCTTCGTCAATAAAGTCTCTAAGTAATTATTGGACAGAAATTGAGGGGGGTAAAACCCCCTCGATTTCATTTAAAGGTAAGGAAAGAAAAATGATCATTGCACAAATGATTGGTAGAAATGAATCTTCTAGATTTTTAGAAGATGTACTACAAAGATTATCAACTCAAGTTGATAAGATAATATTCACAGACGACTGCTCTACGGATGATACTGCTGAAATAGCAGCAAAATACGCTGAAGTTTTTCAAACCCCTGAACAATTATTTAATGTTCATGAAGGAAAATTGAGAGCATTTGCGTGGGGCAATTTAGAAAAGTTTGCCAGTGTTGGAGATTGGGTCGTAGCTATTGACTGCGATGAAAAACTTTATCACTCGGATGACGCGTCAATTAGGGACGTTTTGAATACATCTCCTTTTGATGTAGTTAATGTGCGCTTCTATCATATGTGGAACGAAACTCAATATAGAGTTGACAAATTATGGACACCAAATAATAGTACTAGAATATTTAGGTATGTGGAAAATGGTGGATTCAAAAATAGGCAACTAGCCTGCGGATCTGAACCTACATATGTAGCAGACATGATCGCTAGAAAAAACTATTGGGTAGACTCTAAGCTCATAATGCAACATTTAGGTTACATTAGAGATGAAGATAAGATCTCTAAGCATCAGCGATATTCACAATTAGACGGTGGAGCTTTCCATCAATTAGACCATATCAATTCAATCATAGATGAAAAACCAGTTCTAATAAACTGGGGATCATTTGGAATTTAATAGGAGATAAAATGACATTTCTTAATCCAACAGATTCACTAAAAAATCTTACTCTAGCAATGGGTAAAAAAGAAAAATTTAGTTATATCAATGTTCCTAAGTCATCTATAGTTGCCCTAAGCAAAAATAGCGAGAATCCATTTCCAGCTAATTTTGCTAAAAATATTATTTCTTCATTAAAGAATAATGATAAGAAAATCATGAAAGCAATCTCACATACTTTAGTTTCTGATATTGAAAATGGAAGACACTTTAAGATTGGATTGAATAAGAATTTTGAGTATTACTACTCAAACGTATTCGAATACTTTTATCTAAATAACAAAGATGCGTATAATTCAGTAATTGATTTCTATATTAGAAATACTCCAAAAGTTATTGTTACACTTCATGATAAGAAACTAGCTCAACGCCACTTTGGATTTGATACTCATATCATAAATATTCCCTACAATAATTACCATGAAAAGCTAGATAGCGTTTACGCTCAATTAGCCGAAATGGAAAAGGAAGTAGATTACTGCCTTTTGGATTGTGGTGTTTTTGGTTTAGCTTTGATGAATAAGATGTGGGATAATTTAAACATGTCCATAATTGATACTGGTAAAACTTTGTCATTGAGCAAGGCTGCATTTCATAACAGTACTAATGAAAGATAATTATAAAAAAATACAAGATGATGATATTGAATTCTTAATAGATCTTTTATTTGATACTAATTATTCAATAAATCAAATAGCAAAAGAACTTGACGTTCCAATATCTGAGATAAATAAAAAGATTAATTATCTTGGATTAAATTGGTTAAAAGATTCTAAAAAGAAAATGTCACGTGGTCAAACTGCTCTGACAATGATAATGAAGAAACTTTTGCCAGGAGAAGACGTAGTTAATGAATTTCATATTGGCGAGAAACTTCGACTAGATGTCTATTGCCCCTCGTATGGAATAGCTGCTGAATATCATGGCCGTCAACACTTCTTTTATACATCTAGATTTTTTGAATCAAAATATGAATTTGAAGAAGCGCAAAGAAGAGATATCATTAAGGCACAGTGGTGCAAGGATAATGGAATTGCGTTAATTGTTTTCCGCTATAATGACTCTTTAACTGAGAGCAGCGTGTATAATAGGATGCTGGAAGCTATTAGAAATAGTCCAGATAGCAAGAAAGATAATAATAAAGCAAGTATTACAACTTCTAATTATTATCAAGAAATGAAAAAGAAAAATTCAGAGTATAAAAAGAATCTTTACCGCAAACTAAAAGGCTCTAAAAATTGATGGCACTTGAAGATATAGAAGAATCACAAGAAACTCCACTAGAATACCAGGCATTCGCACTCTGCTTGAAAGAGCAAGGTGCGATATCCTATTTTGACGAGAATCTTTCACAAGATATAGTTGGTATGATTCATGGGGAAAAAGGAATCCATGAATTTTATGGTGCGCTCCTTGGTTTTTATCGAGCAACTAATTTAGACATAGTTGATCCAATAGCTTTTAAGTCATGGCTGTCTAGCGAGACAGATATCTATGACGCACTTGGCGGTTCTTCTGGCGTAGGTATAATGATAGATTATATTCTTAGTCTGGATTCTTCTACAAAAGAATCAGTTGTTGAATTAATAAAGCATAAAGCAAATAAGCGTAAACAAATTCTTAATCTTCAAGAACTTCAAATACTTATTAACAAAAAAGGTTTGAAATCACAAGAAGATATTAATCGAATTAATGATTTGACATCCTTAATTAAGGATCTTGAAAATCAAATTAAGTACGACCCCTTTAGTAAATTGACTACAGCTAATGACATTCTAAATAGAGCTGATCGTTTGCTGGACATACCTGATTTTGTGCCAACGCAATTTAAAGCCCTCAATAGGGCTATGGGGTACACAGATGAGGGTGGATTCTTTAAGGGCGCTGTACACGCAATTATCGCACCCTCAGGCAAGGGTAAGAGTACCTTTGCTAAGTGCCTAGCTAATAATTGGCTGGATACTGGCTATAGAGTTTTATATGTAAACTTTGAAGAAGCCTTAGGTCACTGGGAGAGAATTCTTATGACCCAAATCATTGGTGAAAATGTTTATTCAGAAGCTCATAAATGGAGCGAAGAAAAGAAACAGTTTTATTTGGCTAAATTTAAATCAAAACTTGAAGAGTGGGGGGATAGATTGATGGTCCGCCATGATCCTGAAACTCCATATTTTGAAGATCTTGAATTTTGGTTAAGAGATTTGATAGGTCATACTGGAGACATGCCAGACGTAGTTATCATTGACACTATCCAATCTATGTTTACTCGTGGCAGTGGCAAAGGTAAGCCAAGATGGGGCGAGTTTGAAGAAATGATGGTTAGATTAGAAAAGCTTGCTAGAGATATGAACTGCGCCATGATCATCACAGCTCAAGAAAACTCAAACAGAATGAAAGAAAAAAGAGAAGTTGTTCAGCAGTCAGATACAGGTGGATCTTTGGCCATCCAGCAAAAGTGCGCAGTTACAATTTTCATCACAGAAAAACGTTTGGCTTCAAATGATGAAACAGAAGATGAAAATATAATGCAGCTTCAAATACCTAAGAACAGAATTACTGGTTCTGCATTTATGTATGATCCACCTTTAGTGAGATATAACGATGCAAAAAAAATCTATGAAGATTATGAAGTCATTAGTGATCAATCATACTCAGAGTCAACAGATCTTCAAGAACTATTAAGTGGAGAAGGTTTTGACTAATGCTAGAATTAAACGTAGAAGCAATTAAAGATTTTCAAACTTGTGAAAGATTATACGATTTTAGATATCGTGATAAACTTCCTGAAAAAGTATATTCAAGAGATATTTACACTGCTAAATTTGAATCAACTATTAAGAATATTATCTATTTCTTTTGGTTCAAAAAACAAGCAGGCATTAGTCCGTCCTATGCCTCGCTGTTAAATAGGTGGGAAAAATTATGGTTCCCAAAGAATGTAGATCATTACGATATAGCTACCGAACAACACGAGAGCATGTATGGAAATATGGCTAGCTTGACCACAAAGGCAGCAAGCATACTACTTACATTTCACGAAACTTATTCAGACGTAGATATGATTCCTCTAGCTATATCCGAAGAGTATATAGCAATTATCAACAAAGAAATTAAGATAGTAGACAAATTTGATTTAATAATTAGAAAAGATAATAAAAATTATGTAACAAAACTTCTTTTTAATTATAAGACTAATCATAGACACATGTATCAAGTTGATTTCTCTGCTATGTATATGGGATTTAAACTTCGTCATCCAAGTAGAGTTAATGAAACTAACTTTGGTTATATTGATCTAATGTCAAATAGTTTAGATTTTATAGAATATGAAATTAGTACAGAAGACATTGACTCTTTGGAATACTGGTGTGATACAATGTGTCATAAGGAAACTTTTGTCCCAAGAAGAGGATTAACAGCTTACTGCAAAAAGTGTCCGCACGATGACGCATGTTCTAAATGGATTGGATGGAAATAATGGGTAAGAGTATTTTAGATGATATTCTGAAAGAAGATACAAGTAATCAAATTACTCAAGAAGATGAATACTTGGCTCCCTTATTAGGAGAAATTGGACAGATAGATGATGAAGGAATCAAATCATTTGTCAGATCACTTTTGCTAAAAGCTAGTACATTTTGGGAAATACCATCTAGTTTTTCCGGGAGATATCATCCACCGGATGAACATGGCCCTGGTGGGAATGTGCTACATACTAAAAGAGTTGTTAGAGTTGCAGAAGTGATATCAGACTCCTATGCATTAAGCATAGAGGAAAGAGATCTTATAATTGCAGCATGCCTGCTACATGATATTACTAAGGGTATTCCATCTGAAGAAGTCGGGATGTTTCAGTATGATCCAATGCACCCCTACACTGTTAATAAATTTGTATCAGACTGCATTCGATATGATAAGGAATATGCCAATGACAGTCATTCATCTACGTTGTTTATTTCTGAAGAAAATGTGCAAAGCATCTTGAGACTAGTGAGATGTCATTTGGGTCCATGGTCACCAGTTCCAGAAACATATCCGATAACTTATATGGATTATATTGTGCATTTAGCTGACAATATAGCTAGTAAAGTGCATGTTATAATCGAGGATAGTCAATTGATTAATGACAGATGGACAAATGAATAGCAGAATATCAAAGAGAATTTATATTATTTCTATACTAGAAGACATAATTAAAGAATCAGTCTACTATAGAAATAATTCATTTAATTTGAAAAAAGAAAATCGTATTGTAATCGCCAGTATTTCCGATAAAGAGTCTAAGGCAAAGATACTATGATAATCCCAAATGATCCAGATAAATTTTTGTCATCTTGGAAATACCTAGAGACAGCAAAGTATGTGCAAAGCTTGGGTAGAGTTATTCGTCAAAAAGACGGAGACAATACTCTATTTATAGAAGCAAAGGATAAAGAATTTTTTCGTCAACAGAATGGAAATATTGGCCTCTATACTTCTATCTGGCATTATAATTCCACTGATCTAGATAAAGCTATTAGATTAGGATCATTATATTTTGATATAGACAACAAAGATCCACATGAATCATATATTGATTGCATGAAGTTATATAATTATCTTATTAATTATATTCCAAAGTCTGCTGTACTGGTATATTTTACTGGTAAAAAAGGCTTTCATATAGAATGTGAAGCCATTACTCTAGGCATTAATCCATCCAATAATCTTCCTAATATTTTTAGATTCATAGCTTCAACTCTAAAAGATAAACTCAAGTTAGAATCACTAGATTTCAGTGTGTATGATGCTAGAAGAATGTGGCGCCTAGAAGGCAGTAAGCATCAAGATACAAATCTATATAAAAATTTAATACCAGAAGATACTCTCTCTCAGGGTATGGATAGAATAACTGATTATTGCACAGTGCCCTCTCCCAATGAAGTATCAGAACAGAACTTCAATGCCAAGGCCAATGAATGGTTTAGAGAATTTACCTATAATATGGAAATAGAAAAAGAAAAATCAAAAGATTTTATGGGCTATTTCAATAAGTATGGATCAACTGCATTTAAACAAGTGGATGTTAAAGAAAAAGAATTCACTCCTGACAAATTACTAAAAAGCTGTACATCAATAGCTAGACTCCAACAACAAGCTATTGAAAAAAAATATCTAGAACATGAGGCAAGACTATTCCTATGTTCAATTTTAACTTATAATGAAGAATCAATAAAATTTCTTCATGGTATCTTAAGTAATTGTTCAGACTATAATGTTGAAAAAACTAATAGTCATGTAAACGATTGGATAAAAAGAAGAGAATTGGGAATCGGCGGAAGACCATACACATGCGAAAGAGCTAATTCTGCGGGTGTTGGATGTGGAGAATGTTCGCTAGAGAAAAAAAATAAATGGGTAAAGATAGGGGACAAGTATGTTGAAACACAAGAGCAGTCTTCTCCATCTCCAGTGCGTTTTGCTTATAAACTAATGGATAAAGGAGGTGAACATGCCTGAGATAGAAGATACAGATGATGTTATTGGCGTCTGCTCTGAATGTAAATCAGATCAGCCCGAAAGATATATGTACAATAGTCCCTTCGCTCAAGAAGGTAAGCCAGTACCGTGCAAGTATTGCGGTGGAGTGGTAATTATTACATATCGCGAAGTAAGAGATAGCTCTTTAGAAGGTTCAGACAAGAGTAGAGGAATTTAATGAAGAATTGGACTAACCTCCATAACCATACAGTCTTTTCAATGTTAGACGGTCACGGCGACATAGAGCAGTACTTAACTAGAGCTAAATCCTTAGGAATGAAAGGCTTAGCTACTACTGATCACGGAAATATACATTCGTGGTTAGACTTCTATGACGCTGGAACTTCTATTGGGGTTAAGCCAATTCTTGGTTCAGAGTTCTATCAAGCTAGAAAAACTAGATTTGATAGAGATCCTGAAGAAAGATCAGGACCATCACAAAATGAATGGGAGCAAAGAGGTCCTTATCATATAACTATTCTAGCCAAAAACAAAGTTGGTTATAATAATATTATTAAAATATCTTCTAGATCTTTCCTAGAAGGTTATTACGTAAAGCCACGCATTGATCATGATTTAATAGCAGAACATTCCGAAGGAATTATTGTTCTCTCTGGCTGTTTAAACAGTGAAGTTTGCCAAGCATTGCTGAGAGATGATTATGCTTTTGCTCTTGCATCAGCAAAAAAAATGCAAGATATTGTTGGCAAGGAAAACTACTTTATTGAAGTTCAAGATCATGGTCTTGGAGAACAGAAAAAAGTATTTAATCAACTAGTGCAAATAGCAGAAACTATCGGCGCAAAAGTGGTCCCAAGTGGCGATTGCCATTATGTCCACAAGAGTGATGCGAGATCCCATGACATTATGTTATGCGTAGCAACTAACGCAAATATACACACTCCAAATAGATTTTCATTTACTGGAGAAGAGTTTTATCTTCAATCGTATGATGAAATGTCATCTAAATTTAATCCAGACTGGTTAAAAAATAGCATGGATGTTTGTGACATGATTGATCTAAATCTTTCTTTTGGTGACATTCACTTCCCAGACTTCCCTATTCCAACTCTAGAAGCACCCATGGACTACTTTGATAGGTTAGCTTGGAGCGGCTTGAAGGAAAGATATGGTGACCCTCTACCTCCTCATATAGTGGATAGAGCTAATCACGAAATACGTGTCGTAAAAGAAATGGGATTTACTGAGTATTTCTTAGTCGTATCGGATCTAGTAAATTGGGCTAAGAATAATAATGTCAGAGTTGGTTGGGGAAGAGGTTCCGCAGCAGGCAGCATTCTCTCTTACGCATTTAAAATTACAAATCTAGATCCAATTAAATTCGGATTAATGTTTGAACGATTTCTTGTTGAAGGTAGAAAATCAATGCCTGACATTGACCTTGACTTTGATGATAGATATCGTGATGAAGTAATCAACTATGCCAGAACTAAATATGGATCTGACCACGTTGCCCATATCTGTACGTTCAATAAGACGGGTGCCAGACAATCTATTCGAGACGCCGCCAGAGCCCTAGGTTATGATTTTGCTGGAGGAGACGTAGTGGCCAAACTTGTTCCTCCGCCAGTATTAGGTATCTCAAAAAACCTTTCAGAGTGCATGGAGGTTGAAGAATTTAAGCAGCTATATGATAAAGACTCAGACGCTAAGACTATTGTAGACACAGCATTCGGTCTAGAGGGCCTGGTGAGACAGACTGGCATACATGCTGCTGGTATAGTCATATCTAGAGATGCACTAACCGAATATCTCCCCATCATGCGAAAGGGTGTAGATAATCCAATCATTACACAATGGGATATGGGTAGGGTTGAGCAGTGTGGTCTTTTGAAAATTGACTTTCTTGGATTAAGAAACCTTGGGGTTATTGATTCCTGTATTAAGTTAGTGCATAAGCGCAAAGGTGAACTTATTGATGTTGATAAAATTCCGCTTGACGACGCAAAAACTTATGATGAGTTATGTAAAGGTAACTGTGCTGGAGTCTTTCAACTTGAATCATCAGGGATGAGACAGCTTATGATGCAGCTACAGCCACGCAATGTAGAAGATATCATGGCATTAATTTCATTATATAGACCAGGTCCAATGGGCTCTGGAATGGATAAGGAATATATTGATCGCAAACACGGTCGTAGTCAAATCAAATACGAACACCCCAAGTTAGCTAAGGTGTTGGCACCATCTCTGGGAATCATGCTGTATCAGGAAGACGTCTTAGGAGTAGCTAGAGAGCTGGCAGGATTTACCTCCGCAGAAGCTGATGATTTAAGAAAAGTTATTGGTAAAAAATTAATGGAAAAAATTGCCAAGATGCGCTCCCTGTTCGTGCAGGGGTGCATGCAGACGTCTGATATGTCAGAAACTTTAGCTAATAAAATTTTCTCTGATATTGAATACTTTGGTGGTTATGGATTCAACAGAGCACACGCCGCAAGCTATGCAATGATCAGCTACGTTACAGCTTATCTTAAATCAAATCATCCAACAGAATATATGGCAGGGCTTATGTCATCAGTAGTTGGCAATAAAGAGAAGCAAGCATTTTACTTAGCGGACTGTAGAAAATTAAATATAGAAGTTTCTCCACCATCAATTAATAAATCTGGAATTGACTTTGAAGTAGTAGGAGATTCATCAATCGTTTTTGGACTGTCTGCCGTAAGTGGCATTGGACAGTCTATAGCTGATGCAATAGTTAACTGCAGAAATACTGAAGAGCCATATACAAGCATTGTAGATTTCCTGAGAAGATGCGATCCTGTGATTCTAAAGAAGAGTACACTAGAGCATTTAGCAGCCGCTGGGGCATTTGATGAACTGGTAGATCTAGATCCAGGGGAATATCCTAGACTTCAAGAAATAGAAATGCTAGAAAAAGAAAAAGAAGAACTTGGGATATATGTAACAAGCCATCCTATCATGGGAATATGGGATATATTATCTAAAAAAGTTGATTGCGAAATCATTGAATTATCTGAATATCAAGTCGGATCAAATATTAAAGTAGGGGGAATAATTACAGCCTCCAAAAAGATAATGACCAAAAAAGGTCAAAAGATGTTCAAGATATCAATAGAAGATATTTCCTCAGATGTTGAAGTAATTGTTTTTCCAAACAATGCAAAGAATATAGCGGATGACTACTTTACTAAAGGTGATGTAGTAATCATATCTGGAACCTTAAATAAAGAAGGTGAAGAAGAAAATTCCACATGTAAATTATTTTTTTCTTCGTGCGAGAAAGTAGATGCGCACCTATATGCCACTGGTAAAGCAATAATTTTTAATGTAAAAAAGAATATATCTACTTCGACTATTGATAAAATTTATGATATAATTGATTCGTCACGAGGTGATCGTCCAATATTCCTACAGGTATTGGATGGTAAACATAAATTTATTTACAAATATAAGATAGAAGCATCCCCTAAAGTGGAAGATGCAATTAGACAATTAATTGAATTGGAGCAATAAATGTCAGCAGATAGACCTTCAGTTAATCCTACAGATAAATGGTGCTGGGTGTTCTGCCCATCGTGCAATAGATGCCAGGATAAAGGAAGATATACAAAATGCAACGGGTGCTCAGGTCGATACGACCCAGAACTTATCATTAAAGCAGATAACGAAGATTTCTGTGATTGCAAAAACGGAACTCTTAGATGGAAAACCCAGCAGGGTAGACTTGTAATGGCTAGGTTCAAATCCAACCCATTTAAGAGTGAAGTTAAGTATGAAAAGAAATCTGGGGATGAACGCGATTGGGACTCATATGTTAAAGATATGAGAGAAAAATTAAATGATCCCAAATGGGATCCTATAACTTATTACGAGGATTAAAAATGAGCGAGAACTTTCCAGCAGTTGTTGAAAAAGGTAATATTAAATTAACTGAATATACTGATTCAACTTACAATTATGACGACAAATTATTCCTACAGTGCACCTGTGTTGGATTCTATCTAACGCAAAAAGAACTCAAAGACTTGTACACAGTAGTTGGCTATTATCTCAATGCTGATGACATTACTGATGTCAAGGTATCGATAGGGGGCGAAGATGTGGCCCTATGAAGAAGATGATCATATGGAGATAGGTGAAACTGGTTGGGTTGCAATCGGCCAGGGCGCTTATATTAATAAGATTAATAATCATACTATAGATGAAATCGGAAGAGAATTCGATGAAAATGGTCGACTAATATACGATCCTAATGAAGAACAGTAGGAATATTTTTGAGTTCTATATTAATTAAAAATTATGATAGCTTAAGTGATTTAGAAAAATTAAGTTTAGTAGATTTTTCATATTCTAGAATAGATACGTACGACCAATGTCCATCAAGATATTTCTATTCTTATATTAAGAAAGAACCAAGACAGTTTAATGCACCAGCAGCTCTTGGAAACATTGTTCATGCAGTTCTTGAAAATACTTTAGATAATAATAAAGTTTTAGATTTAAACGAACTTCAGGAAGAATATAAAAATAATATTCCTATTTGGGATCCAAATCAAGAAATAACTCCAGATCTTATTTCAGTTGGATCAATTATACTCAATGAATTCTACGATCAAAATGTGGATAAAGAATTCTCCATATACGATAAAGAAATGTCTTTCTCTTATATTATAGGGTCGTACAGAATAATTGGCTTTATAGATAGGGTAGATATTATTGGAGATAGAGTCAACATAACAGACTATAAAACTGGTAAATGGGAAGTTGCACAGAAGCATGTGCACTCAAATCTGCAGCTAGGCATATATGCCCTTGCGCTTCATAATATATTTCCAGAAAAAGAAATATACGCTGAACTTTATTATTTAAGATCTGGAAAAAGAAAAGGCCATTTGTTTACTCAAGAAGATATAGATGAAGTTAAGAATAAGCTTATTGACACTATCCAAAAAATAATGGTTGATCAAAACTTTACGCCCACTGCCAATAGCAGAGTATGCTCTTACTGTGATCACGCCAAATCAGGTGCTTGTCCAACTGGTGTTTACAGAAATAAAAACAATAGTTATAGAAAATAGAAAAGGGGCTGGTTTCCCAGCCCCTTTTCTATGCGTAGTTTTTAAAAAAAAGAATCAGAAATCTGAGTCTGTATCGATAGCAAAATCAAAATCATTGAACTCTGTGACTACCTTGACAGCGTCGCCGTAGTCGTAACCGAGGTCTACAACCAAGTCCTCGATAATTTCGTCGTTAATTGTTTCAATTGCTGTGTTGATGATGTGTGTTAGTGTGTTCATGGTGATTAGTATACTGCTTCCTGAGTGGTAATGCAAGTTGTTTTGCATATTTTTATTTTATAGTGTATAATATATATACGCTTACAGGCATTAAGGATATCATAATGGAACTACATGTTGTCAAGGCAGAAGACTTTTTTTTGGAAAAATCTTCTTTTAAAAAACAACCTAATTTGAATAACATCAGAAACAGGCAGATCGATAAAGTAATCCTAGAGGATGATGGGGTCTTCACAAGAAAAAAGGGTAACGCGTACCAATACACTAAGACTGGATTCAGGAAAGATATAGAACTTAATGTTAGATCCAGCTGGGAAGCTAACTTTGTTAGAATCCTAAATATCTATAAAATAGAATTTAAATTTGAGCCTACTGTTTTTTCTTTCCCAATAAAAAGGGGAACAAAGGGTTATACTCCTGACTTTTTTCTAGAACGAAATGGTGAATGGGTAGAGATTAAAGGCTATCTAGATGATAAAAGTAAAATTAAATTAAAAAGATTTAAAAGGTATTATCCTGATGAATTCAAAAAAATGACATGCGTCATAAGTAAATACTCAAACGACGCAAAGAATTTTATGGCTGAGATAGAAGTTCCTCAAATTGTCTTCTACGAAGACATAAAGGTTTTTTATAGTCAGTACATAGTTAACTGGGAAGGTAAAAAATGACAGCTTACAAGGAGCAATATTACTCTTTAGAAGAGAATGAAATGCAAGACCTAATCGCTAAAGCTAAAAAAGGTTCAGCAAAAGCACAAGAAGAACTCTTAAAAGTATTCAGTAATTTCTTAACAAAGTATATTTCACTATTATATTATGGAAAATTTAATCTCAATGATTATGACATACGAAGGTTTATCTCTTTATTTATCAAAGATTCTGGCACAAGGTTTGCCCTAATGAAGAATAAAATGAATGGATCTAACATGCGAGTGATAAATGAATGCATGAGAGGTATTCATTATATGGCAAAAAGATATGGGGACGAGGAGGACATCAGACAAACGGTATATATGACCTTCTTTCAGTGCATAGGACGATACGAAAGAAAAGATTCAGCTAAAGGTCCAATCCCCTTTAGTGGTTTCTTGTATAGCTATTTTTTTTATTTACTAAAAAAGAACGTAGATACATTCCTTATTGATCAATTAGGCAGGAAGACATTCCCATTATTAGACGACGATGCCACTAATGATGAGGGTGATGAGAACTATGTGATTGGTTTCAAAGCAGATCCAGTGGAATATAGTATGGAACAGTTATTGGCTGCAGATAAAATTGATGAATTTTGGGTTTTGGGCGAGAAAAATATTGCGCCATTTGATAGACTAACAGTGCAAGAAAGACAACTTCTAAAATGGAGATATGTAGATGGACAACGATCCAGCGAAATATCTCAGAAAGTTAATGAACATCCAAATACAGTTAGAGAGCATTTGTCTAAGATTAAAAATAAAGTAAAAGATTTAATTATAGAAAATGATCTCAGTGAATACGCAATGCTAATTAATATGGAGAAGAATTAATGAACCTACAATCAATGGAAAAACTGCAAGAACTATTGCAGAATTTTCTTGGACCTCAATTAAAAGAGGTTATCGAAGCATACGCTGACGTAGAAAAAAGTAGTAAATATTTTGTAGAAATTCCAGAGGTCGACATTATAGATCTAGGCATAGAGACTATTGCATCGCTAGTTGCCCGCACGTCTAATGTCTATGGTAGAGCAGCGCGCTTTGCTGGAATGTCTAGAGCACAATATAAGATTATAGAAGGTAATTATAAAAGAGTCTATAAATCAAATAGAGCCGGAAAGAATGAAGCTGAAAGAGAAGCTTCAGCCATGGCAGCAGCAGAGTCACAGCACACTGAAATGATTACCTGTGAGGCAATCATGAGTCTAGCTGAAGCAATGGAAACGTCAGCTAGAATAGCATCAGAATCAGCTAGAAAGCTAATGGACAAAATGCAGTCCATGCAAGTAGCTGCGTTTAGAGAAGAAAAAGGTTCCTATTTGGAATCGGATTTTAGTACCTACTAAAGGACAAGAAATATGTTTATCGGTCATTACAAAAGTGTTAATACATCTGAAGAATTTTATTCTACAGAAAAAGAAGATCTCAATTTTCCAACACAAGTTGAATATAAAAGTAATAAATATCTATTAACAAAAACAATTCAAATATCATCAAGTCTTAAAAAAAATCTAACAGAAGTAGCAAAAAGATTTAATATAGATTATGATGTAAAGGTTGATTGAAAAAAGTGTTTAAGTTTTTAAGATTGGCTTTTTATTTATGAACATAGAAGTATTTTGTGACGGAGCATCTAGAGGGCAGGGTCAAAAGAAAATCGGAGAAGCTGCCTGTTCTGTCGTTGTTTATCGCAACAGAAAAAAGATAGCACAGTTTGCCAGAGGATTAGGTCCTAGAACTAATAATGAAGCAGAATATGAAGCTGTAATAGCAGGACTGCTGATATGTTCTATGGCTGATCTTATAGACCCAATTATATATACAGACTCAGCTGTTGTGGCTAATCAGGTTAACGGTAAGTGGAAATGCAAGAGTGCAGCCCTAATCCCATTACTGATGACTATTGAGGAAATCAGAGATGAATTTAATTTTCGGGTTATTCAAGTTAAAAGAACATTTGTTTGGGAACCAGACGCCTTGGCAAATAAATTTTTAGATGAATTAGAAGTAAGAAAAGAGAAAATAAATAGGATATGAATGGTATAATATGGATATGATTAAAGATAAAAAATTTTATAAAGATTATCCGATAGTTATTGGCCTAGCAGGTAAGGCAGCGACTGGGAAAACATCAGTTGCAGAAAAGATAGTCCCTAAAGCAGAAGTCAGTCCTGTGTCAAATCACGTTAAATGGGATCATTTGTTTTTTGCACTACCATTATATGAGTTGGCATCTATAAGAAAAAACTCATTGGGTTTTAGGCAGAAAGATCGTCAGTTATTTTCTATCCATGAGGTTGTGTATGACATTTTTGGCTCTAATGCCTTAGGCACTATTCCTGATTATGATATGTTTTGCCAGCTAGTGAAAGATATCTATAATCTACCCATAGAGCCTGAAGGCTATAAGCCAAGATCTTTCCTACAAAAGGCAGGAGACTTGTGTAGGGCATACGATGAAGACTGCTTTTCTAAGTGGGGCATACTAAAAGCTAATAAATTATTTAGATCCCATATGAGAACTCCAGAGTTTGAGGATCAAGATATGCCGATGGCTATCATTATCTCTGATGTTAGATTTGAGAATGAAGCTAAGAAAATACTTGATCAACCCAATGGATTAATCATTTGCTACGAAGCGTCTGATGAGATTAGAAATGAAAGAATGATGCGTAGAGACGGACATGCCATGACTCCCGAGCAAATGAATCATAGATCAGAACAAGAAATTGATTTGATAAAAGAAAAAGCCTCTGCTATAATTAACACCGACAACTTAAACATAGCGGAACAAGCATTAGCTACTACAAATTTAGTTCAAACTTTTACGGACGTGTATGCCTAAGATATCAAAAACAGCAATGGAGCAGTCATTAGACTCTCCCATAGATCAGGTGGTGAATATTTTGAGTTCAGAAATATCTATTTCAACTAATCCAGTATTTATATGTGGAGTAAATAGAAAAATTAACATTGGTAATTTTGAGAATATCGACGTATACGCAGGTATTACTTTGCCATTGAATGAAGTTTCTTTGGAAGATAAAGATAAGTTAACTGAAATGATCGAAGCTGCAGCTTCATATGGCTTTTCAATTGTTTCAAAAGAAACAGGCGAAAGATATCAGTTAATTAAAGAATCACAACAAGGAAAATAATAAACAATAGTTAGCTAACAAATATTGAAAAGGATAAAAAATAATGATGAAACTAATTAGAAAAATAGCAAGAAAAATTCTATTTAAAAAGAAAACAAAAATTGGTGGATATGACTTAGATGATAAAACTAATGTCAAGGAAGACGAGCCGATTATTTGGATGACTCCAACCACGTCGGTTAATTCAACCCCTAAAGATATAAAAATTACACCCGCTAATCCAGCGGATAAGACCGTCAGCCCTACTACTGCAGCTAAGAAGCCAGGTAGACCAAAGGGACAAGTGTCCAAGAATCATGGTGGCACTAAGCCTGCAAAAAAGGTTGCACCAAAAAGTAATCCAAATAAAAAATAACACAACTAAATCGTCTTTAATAGACTAGTTATATAGGGTTTTTACACTACTATATAACTAGTCTATTATTTTAAGGTGGGTCATTATGGCTAAGGATAAAGGTTGGGGAAGCAAGACTTCTTCAGACAACAATTATTATAAATTATTGAAAGATTCAGTAATGAACGTTATCGATACTCCACGTAAAGGTGGACATTATTCAAGTCAGTGGACGGCTTACAAGAATAAAAAGTAACCATGGCAATAAAGAAATTTGTCTATATAAGTGGACCTAGAATGGGAACCAGCAACCAAAACAGTGGTGGTCCCGTTATATCTAAAGCGCCAAAGAAAAAGAAAAAAAAGAAATAACTCTATCTTATTTATTCAGGAACAACAATGCCCACAAAAAAAGATTCACGTCTAACTAAAGCTGGGGTTACTGGCTACAATAAACCTAAGCGTACGCCCAGTCATCCCACTAAGTCACATGTAGTTGTGGCTAAGTCTGGAAATCAAGTTAAAACCATTCGCTTTGGACAGCAAGGTGTATCTGGATCTCCCGCGAAAAAGGGTGAATCCGCTTCTGACGCAGCAAGAAGAAAGTCCTTTAAGGCAAGGCACGCAGCCAACATTGCCAAGGGCAAGCTGTCTGCAGCCTTCTGGGCCAATAAAGTGAAATGGTGACTTATGTCAGCTTTCTGGTCTACAATAATTTCAGCTGTAATTTTGGGGCCACTAGTTGTTCTCATCCAGAGAAGTCGTAAAGAAAATAAAAATGATCATAACACAGTAGCTTCTGTCTTACTAGAGGTTAAAGACCAAATCATTGACCTCCACTTAAAGATAGATCATGTAGATGAGCAGGTCGACAAAGTTGATGACCAAATGCAGGGTCACATGATGTGGCATTACAAGAAATCTACTGAAGGAAAGAAGAAAGTAGAGGGGGTGTAATTATGGCAATGATGAAAAAGAAAGCAGCTGCACCTAAGAAGACAGCTTCAAAAAAGACAGCTGGTCTTACAGCGGCACAAAAGAAACTTCCACCTTTTATCCAGGCTGCAATAGCTAAGAAAAAGAAGAAGATGTAATTTAATCGTTTTAATTAAAAGGGCTATGGCTACATGTCATAGCCCTTTTTTTATTTGTGTCATTACTATATCTCCCGCGGACAAGTTAAAAAATTGAGGGAGATATGTCTAAATTCAAAAATATTTTATCAGTATTGCTAATAACAATAGGTATTGGATTGTTTTTAAATCCAGTTAGTAACTCATCAGTAGCATTGGCTACTAGTGGCGGTGGTGGACCAATCGTATTAGATGGAATGGATCCAGTTTGTCACTCTGGATGGGAAAGTACTGGACAATATATAGCCAAGGTTCTTAAGAAGGTACATGATGGTGCGCGAAATCTAAACAATGGCCATATTGCAATTGTCGGATCTAACGCAACAACCACTTCATGTGGGGCTAACTGGGCCAGTCAATTAAGTGCACAGTTTTTAGTTGAATTTCCCACTGCTCCTATAATTGATTTTTATATTACAGATTCACAAATAAGCAATTTTTTTAGTACTACAATTACGTCTAATCCTCCAGCTGTATTATGGATACCAGATAACTGGAGTCGTTCATCCGGCACTGAAGCAATATTTACAGCCAATGCAGAAAAGATAGCTGACTTTGTTAATGGTGGTGGCGGTCTGTTTGCAAATATGGGATCGTACGGTTGGCTGACTGCACTTTTACCTGGCGCTATCTATAATAATGGAGGGTGCAATGGTGGACCAGAAGCTACAACTGATGGGGTAAATGATTTTGGTTTAACAAATACACTTGTAGCTGCGTGCTGGCATGGGTATTTCACCGGCAATGTAGGAACATTAAAGACTCTTGTCGACTACCCATATCCAGAAGCATCCGACTCTAGAAAGGCTGTTTCCATTGGAGGTGGCAGTGTATCTCTTCCTAGTTCTTTTGTACTATCATATAGTCCTGCAACCCCTCGTGCAGGTGAGCCAATTACTATTACAGCAACGGCTCAAACTTTAGCTGGAGTACCACAGTCTGGAGTCACAGTATCAATGACAGTTTTCTCTGGTCCAGATTTAGGGCAAACCTTTACCGCAACAACTGATGCAAGTGGTATAGCTAACATCACTGTCAACACGGCATCGCAGGGCACGGCAGTTTATACCGCTAGTGCAACGGTTAATGGTGTAGTGAAAGTTGTCTCAATTACGGTTTTATGGGATGCGCCAGCGCCTACTACGACTATTGCAACAACGACGATTGCTCCCACTACTATCCCCCTAACTACAGTTCCCGAAACAACTACAACTCAAGCCCCTATCGTAACTGAACCCGAAACTACAACTACTATTATGAATGTTACAACAGTGCCACAAATAATCGTGGAGGAAACCACAACAACAGTTCACGACCACAGTAGTCATGATCATGGGTCACAAGATACTCCGCAGAGCCCACTTCCAACGACAGGGCAAGACGGTAGTTCATCTATGAGTATCGGCGCGTTTTTGATTACTATAGGTATAGCAATATTTATATTGAATCGAAGGACTAGAAAATATGGCAAAGCCAGCTGATAAAAAATGGATTCAAAAAGCCATTAAAAGACCTGGAGCATTCACTGCCAAAGCTAAAAAAGCTGGTAAAACTCCAGCAGGTTTTGCTACGGCAGTTACTAAAAATCCAGGTAAGTACAGCAAATTAACTGTACAACAGGCAAATTTTGCGAAGACTTTAAAAAAGATTACTAATAAAAATAAGAAAAAATGAAAAAGAATAGACCCTATACTGGTACAAGTGATGTAAAAGTTGGCAAACAAAAATCTAGGCCTGGAGTGCGAGCTCTCTATGATCGAATTTGCTATTATTTTCAAATGCAACCTCTTGGTACACTCAATACTAACATAAAGTCTGTGCATTATACGGGTAGAGCTTTTGATGTTGGCCCTATAGTTCCAGCAGATGGTGATTTTAGATATCTAAATATAAATTTGTTAAGATTTTTATCAGGTGTTCCAGATAGTTTGGGCATAGAAGAAATACATGATTACTGTGGAGTATATGTTCCAGGAACTAAAACACCAGCTATTCCATATTTTGTACGCCCTACTTCTGATCCTCCAGAAATATATACGGAAAGAAATATGTTTGGAGCTGGCTATCGATGTGACAGACAAGCCAATAAGCCTCCAGTAGAAGGAGCAGAAAATTTTTATGGGTGGAAAATTTGGGACGCGAGTGCCCATCTAGCTCACGGTGGGAAAACCATTGGAGCTAGTCATATACATATAGAGGTAAGTCCTGCAATGGCAGACAACGGATCTTTAATGATATCAAACTTTAATAAAGCTTTTAAAACTTTTAGGTTTATAAATGGTGGCTGGCCAAGTTTCAAATAAGACATTACTATTATATTAAATAAGAAAATAGGAGATTAATACATGAGTCAATACCCTTACATAAAACTAGTTGTCCCAACTGCCCTTAAGCAATACAAGAATGGCCAATTAGCGGAAAGCGTCCTCGCTTCAGTAAAAACTGGAGGAAAAATGTATGCACCAGTCGCAGCACAATTTAATAAGATGTACGACGCTGCGTTAGCTGCTGGTTTTAAGCTTAAAAACGTTGGAGATTACCGCTCATTCCAGGGTCAGTTGTCAATGTTTATGGATCGCTATGTAACAACTGACACTGGCACTGGTGTTACTCGTCAATATGAGGGTAAGACTTGGTGGTTGAAGAAGGGCAAAGCTCCCTCAGCTGCCCCAGACCCAACTGGCCTTAAGGGTTCCAATCACGGCTGGGGACTAGCAATTGACCTTGGCTATGACGCCAATGGCAAACTCACCTCAATGGGTGGAAAATGTTTTGAGTGGATGTGCGCCAATGCACCAAAGTATGGTTTCTACCTACAAGGTAATAACGCAGCCTCTAAAGAATTCGAAGCTTGGCACTGGCAGTATGCACTAGGTGACGCTTCGCCTGATGGCTCTGTGCAAGTTTCAGCAGAGGCTTTAAAGCCATCTGGTGGCGCAGTAGAAGCTGGCCCAATGGTATTTGAATACCCAGGAACTCCAGTTGGACTCGGCTCAAAAGGCGCATCTGCTATGCTCGTTCAGGCAGTCATCGGAGCAAAAGCTGATGGTGATTTCGGACCCAAGTCTGTTGCCTCACTTAAGGCATGGCAGACTGCTAACGGCTTAACTGCTGACGGCTCTGTGGGTCCCGTTACTTGGAAGAAGATGTTTGGCTGATGCGTAAAGTAATTTTACTATTAGCAGCTGTGTTAGGTGCATTTTGCATGGGATTATTAAGCGGATGTAACGATTCGTATAGATATCCATGTCAAGATCCAGCTAATTGGGAGAGTGCGGATTGTAAACCACCAATTTGTACAGCTTCTGGAACATGTCCAGAAGATATATACGGGAGTGTACCTCAATGAATGAAAAGAAAAGATATACAAATAGTGAAATAAAAGCTCGTATGGTTTTATTTGTGGGTGCGACTTTAGCATTTACATTTACAGTCATTGTTTGTGGCGTAATGTATGCTTTAGTATTCGTTACTCAGCCGATTGACCAACAGAGTCCCAATGACAAAGCTTTTATTGATTCCTTGTTAGTTCCAATAGTTCTATTCCTTTCCGGATGTTTGTCAGGAGTTCTCGCAGCAAACGGTTTGAAGGACAAGGAAACAAAGCCTACAGATAGCGGATATCAGATTTACGATCAAGATAGAAGCTAATTATGACAGCCAAAAAAGCATCTGATAAAATTAAAAAAGAAATTGAAAAAGATAAAAAAAACAAAGGTCAGTTTTATAAAGATGATTATGAAAAAAATTTAAAGAAAAGAAAAAAGTAATGGCAGAGAAAAGAAATGTTCCAAAGAATCCAAAGCTATGGAGTCAAGCTAAGTCGCAAGCAAAATCAAAGTTTGATGTCTATCCTTCAGCATATGCAAATGCTTGGGCGGCTAAAAAATACAAAGCAATGGGCGGGTCGTGGAAAACTACTTCAGCTCCCAGAAAAAAGAAATGATATAATATGGCTGGCCCAAAAGGTGTAGGCTTAACTAAATGGTTTAATCAAAAATGGGTTAACATTGGTGCACCTAAGAAGAATGGTAAGTGGCAACCCTGTGGAACCTCTGGTAAGGGTGGCGGATATGCTAAGTGTTTACCGGTAGCAAAAGCAAATGCGCTTTCGCCCGCACAAAGAAAGAGTGCAGTACAAAGAAAAAGAGCACAAGGCACGCCAGTCAAAGGGGCTAAAGGGCAAGCTCCAAGAAATGTATCAACTCTTAAGAAGAAAAAATAATGGATGATATGACCTTTGCTGGTTTTATGCCAGCAATGAAGAATATAGAAATTACTCCATCAACTTCAATGATAACAACAGAGGGCGGATTAATCAAGGGGCATGTGATAAAATTGACGTTTGGAGATAATCAAGAAATGATTTTCAGCACTACCGAAGAACAACTACAGAAATTATTCTTTTTAATTTTAAAAACAGTTAATAAATAAATTACTATTATAAAGTGGTGGTGTGGTGTGACTTTAGAGAGCACTGCACCACCATTTGTGTTATAATGATTACAGCGATTAAATACATAAGCCAGACTGAAACAGGTACATATGGCAAAGATACTTTATTATGATATAGAAACTGCACCAAACTTGAGTTATGTTTGGGGTCACTTTGAACAAAATGTTATTGAACATGAACGCGAATGGTATTTACTGTGCGTCTCATATAGATGGGAACATGAAAATAAAACACAAGTCTGTGCTCTCGTAGATTTCCCAGACACCTATGCTAAAGACCCAGAAAATGATATACATGTTGCAAAGAAGTTATGGGACCTCTTAGATGAAGCTGATATCGTTATTGCTCATAATGGAGATAGATTCGATATGCGTAAAGCAAATGCAAGATTTGTTTACCACAATCTAGGACCGGTCTCGCCAGTAAAACAAATTGATACATTAAAATCTGCTAGAAGATACTTTATGTTCAATAGTAATAAACTAGATAACTTAGGCAAGCACTTGGGCGTAGGTGCCAAGGTGGATACGGGCGGCTTTGCTACATGGGCTGGATGCATGCGTGGAGACATGAAGGCATGGAAGACTATGACAAAGTATGCCAAACAAGATGTGGATCTATTGAGAAATGTTTACATGAAGCTGAGACCATGGATGGCTAATCATCCAAATCTCAATGTATATTCAGGAGAAAGCTGTTGCCCAATATGTGGATCAGATGATTTGCAGCGTCGTGGACAACGATACACTCAAGTAGCAACGTACCAACAGTGGTACTGCAACTCATGCGGAGCATGGAGTAGAACTAGAATGTCAGAAGATGTGGAAAAACCTGGTATAGTTTCCTAATAAATTTAGGAGAGGTGCCAGAGTTCGGTTGAATGGAACATCCTGCTAAGATGTCGACGTTTGAAAAAATGTCCGTGGGTTCAAATCCCACCCTCTCCGCCAAATACTATTTTTAAAGAAGGAAATATGAAAGTTCTTATATTAGGTGCTGGCGGTGTTGTCGGTCAGCATATGAAAATTAATGAGCCAAAAGATGTTGAAGTAATTTATTCAAGAAAGACTTCTAGTCCCGGATGGTATGGGATAGATGTTGATCATCAAGATGTTCGGAAAGATTTAGACATTATAAATCCAGATGTAATTATCAATTTAGCTGGAGAGAATAGAGTTGATGTAGTTGAATCGGATCCACAAAAATATGTAAGCGTAAATGTTGATTTAGTTAAAACATTATGCACATGGGTAACGAAGAATAATAAGTACTTGATACAAGGAAGTACTCAGGGTATTTTTAGCGGAGATAACTCATGCTACAATACTACTGATATAGCGCATCCTCTAACTCATTATGGAAAACAAAAACTAACTGCTGAACATATAGTTTTAGCTCATCAAAATACAGAAATATGTAGATTAACTTTCGTAATTGGAGTAAGACCTTTCCAAGATATTGGTCGCAAGAATCCTTTAGAATCAATGATAGAAGATGAAGTGCAGCTCCAAGTTGATGATCGATTTTTTTCTCCACTGTTTGCACAAGATGCCGCAAAGATTCTTTGGAATAGAGCTTTAGATTTTAAGAACGCTAAAGAAAAAATAGTTCATTTAGGCATTCCGATAAAGTGTAGCAGATTTGCTATAGCACGAGATTTAAAGTATAATGTACACGGATGCATTAACCCTATAATCAAAGGTGTATCTCACGAGCACTTTAAAGGTATTGCTCCAAGACCTAAAGATACAACTTGGTGTAAGTCATTGTATATAGATTCCTACGAAGAAGGATTAATGTCCTCATATTTATTATGGGAGAAAGTGAAAAAATGAATATAGATAACCAGGCAGAACTTATTTCAGGATTTCTAGGAATAAGTTTAAAAGATGCAAAAGATAGATTGAGTCTTGGATTCCATGCGAACCATCATGAAGTGGCTAAAGATTTTATTGACAACAGCACTAATGTAGACGATCCTAATTCTTTATTGAATTGGTATAGAACTACAGACTCATATATATGGGAACTATCTGCGTATCACTTGGATGAGGGATTTAATTACAAGGGTATGTGTGAGGGAATTTCCTTAGGTTTATTTCATTCTGGAAAAAAGAATGTTTTAAGCATTGGTGATGGAATTGGAACTCTTAGTTTGCGAATGGCCGAGCAGGGCATTAAGACAACATACCATGATTTGGAAAATAGTAAAACAGCTAACTTTGCACAGTACCGATTTAGCAAGCGCCCTGATCTAGATATCAAAACTTTATTCACTGATAGCTTTGCACCAACAATTGGTAGCAATAAGTTTGACGGTGTTGTCGCCCTAGATTTTCTCGAGCATGTCGTAAACGTAGATGAATGGGCTTTAGCTATTTTTAATTGCCTAAAGAAAAACGGTGTGTTTATTCCTAATAACGCATTCGGAATAGGCGACGCTGAGCATGGAAATTCTATCCCGATGCACCTAGCCATTAATAATAAATATGAATGGGAATGGGATCCTATGTTAGTAAGAATAGGTTTTGTACGCCATGAAAACGGACAGTGGTGGGTGAAGCCATGAGAATAGATATGGGCACTGCTAGTTATAATAATCCTCAGAAGTTAAATATGATGCTCATTAATATGAGAGAAAATTCTACTTCTGATTGGCGTTTTCTAGTTGTCGACAACGCCTCAACTGACCCAGGTGTCAGAGAAGTTATTGAAAGACACGCTAGTGAAGATTCAAGAATCATTCCAAGATTTCTAGATCACAATAGTGGATATGTCGGAGCAGTCAATCAAATACTGGAGTGGGCAGAGACTAACAATGTCGGCTATCTTGACAACGATGCGTATGCTATTACTCGTGGTTGGGATGAGAAATTGGCTAGTTATCTAGAATCTAATCATGAAGTCGCTATGGCTTTTCCTAATGGTGGAGCTTACCCTATACAGCGTACAAGATATATGGAAATATTATGGGGTGTTGGATTTTGTTGGATTTTAAATCGTCAACGATACAAAGAAATCGGTGGATTTGATACAGAGATCGGGCATCAAGAAGAAGTTGATTTCCAGACTAGAATAAGATTAGGTGGCTGGAAGATAGTAGCTGATCCATCAGTAGTAGTCTCTCACGACGCCACAAGCACTAGAAATCCTGATGCACAGGAAAGAATTAATGCAGGCGTAGTTAACTGGGTGAATAAATGGAATAAATACTTTGTAGGCCCGCATGTAACCTACCATAGCCCTAACGTAACTAGGTTTGAAGATTGGACTTCCCATTACATGGAGGAATGGTATCAGTTGCAACCTGAGCTTAAAGGGTTAAATGAGAGTCCAGAAACAATTTATATAGCAGCTTTGGGGCGCGAAGTAGATATTATCAAGGTCCCACGTTGGCAAAATCTTTATCGAGGAAGAATAATTTAAATGAGATTAGAAACAATACCACAAGGTAATGGCATAAAAGTCGTAATTGGTACCAGAACATACCTAGGTTCAGACTGGATGCATATAGATATAGATCCAACACCATTATATGATCATGTAAATAAAACTTTTGTCCCAGTAGACGTAGTTTGCGATGCACGAAAAATCAATCTTCCAGATAATTACGCTGACATAGTTTATAACTCTGAATGTCTAGAACATTTTCCTTGGAAAGAATATCAATCAGTATTAGCTGAGTGGTGTAGAATTGTTAAGCCAGGTGGCATGATCAGAATAGAAGTCCCAGACTTTATTCTAGCCTGTAATCAATTAATCTCTATGGACTCTCTCGATGGAGACAGAAGAATGCAGCAAATCTTTTTTGCGGAACAACTTAATCCTTTTGACTTTCACTTTGTGGGCTTAACGCATAGAATGTTGCAAGACGACTTTGAAAAAATGGGTTTTGAAATATTAGATGTTAAGCGTGGAGATGAATGGGGCTGGCTCAAAGTCGACGCCCGTAAGCCTGTGTTATAATACATATCGTGGATTGGGACTACGTAGCACATATAATTAGAGATGTGTTTCCACAAAGAACATTTACGACTCTTTATGGCCATAGCAAAGAATTGTTAGATGTTTTACACATGCCTAAACATGGTATTGGCGCTTTTATGATGCATACTGAAAGAGGAAATTATCTCTCTAACGACGAGTGTAAGTACTGGGAAGCTGGTATAAACGGTACATATTTTGGTGAATCAATTTGTGATTTATTTATTTCATTTAATTATGATCCAGAACTTTTGAACGACGACACAGATATGGTAGCCCGTCAGATCAAAAGCTTTTTAAAACCTGGCGGTTTTGCAATGGTGGTAAATCCAGGTGTTTGGGCAAATGATCTTGGAAAATATCTAACTATTAACGCACAAGTGGAAACTGAAATTAAAAGATATTCAATGTTTAAAAATGAGAATGTATTAGTGTATGAAAATATTTGATTGCTTTACGTATTTTAATGAAGAACAAATGCTAAAGATCCGCTTGCACGAATTATACTCTTGTGTTGATTCATTCGTAATTGTAGAGGCATCTAAAACCTTTACTGGCAATAGCAAGCCCTTCTATTTAGAAGATATAGGTGAATGGATAAATCCATTCTTGGATAAAATAATTAAAAT